TTTCGCCGGCAAAGCGCTGGTACCATGCCGAGATTTGAGACTCGACATCGCGTATCGCAGTATCGTATTGCCGCTCGAGGTTACGAACGTAATCATAGCCCGTATCAAGCAAGGATTCTTCGAGAATCCGCATACGGTTGGCCCAGTAGTCACTATTCTTCATTTATCTCACCGCCGGAAGCCCGCTGCTGCTGAGCCGCCTCGAAGGCCTGCCGGTAAGCGTCGCTCTCGGCCTCGGCCTTCTGCTTTTCCAGCCGGTCGAGCTCAGCCGCGGGGTCATCGACCCAGGGGTGCATGGCGACGATGGTCTCATCGGAGATAATGCCGACGGACTTCGAGCAGTTGTCGATTGCCTCGGACTCGTTGATAAGAATATCGCGGTTGAAGATGACCGTAATATCCTCGCCCTCGAAAGAGCCCCGGCCGGTGTTCGCCAAGTGGGTATTCACAAACCAGAGAATCTCCTCAAAAGCCGCCTGCAGCTCGGTCTCCATCGCGTTCGCGTCAAGGTCGATGTCGCTGTACATGCTTTGAATGTTCATCTGATTCGGATTCCCGGAGAGCCGGTCATCCTTGGCGTCATAGCTGCGGAGATTTTCGATAAGAGCCTTTTTAAGGAGCTCCAGGACGGTCTTGTAGTTATCGGCGTTTACATTTATCTCCAAGCTGTCCACGCCGCCGTCCGTACCCTCGACCGTGCGGACCTTGATAGCCCCGTAGGTCGTGAGGTTGCGCCGGAATTCCCCGAGGTCCTGGCCGTCGTAATTCTTCAGGACGAGGACGGTGTTCCGCACGTCCTCCTCCATGCTGTTCACGAAGTCGGATTGCAGGAGGTTTATCGCGTCCTGCAGCGACCGGCCGCGGCGAATCAGGGGAATCTCCTTGGCGTTGTATTTGATAGCGATAAGCGGGAAGCGCTCCCAGTTAAAGGCGGCGCCTTTACCGTCCGGCGTGCTTACCGTGACATAGCTTTGCGGGGTAGAATCGGGGTCGGGCCTGAGCTCGCCGTTCTCAAAGATGTACGTACTCACGCCGGACGGCTTGAATATATCCACCTTGAAAACGATTTTCTTGTCCTCCTGGCCCTCGTAGACCTCGACGGGGTAATACCTGAGCGCCGCGTCGAGCTCGGTATGCGCGGCGTCGGCCCAGAACGGCAAAATCTCATAACCGGGGAAAAGCCGGAAGGCGAGCTCGTTATTCTTGTTGTAGAAGGGATAGAGC